CCCAAAACCAATTTCAGGAAATGATCAAAATAAAATAAATAAATAGGAATAACTTACACTATGCCGAGATAGTGGCCATGCCATTTCAGGTGGCATAATCCACATCATCGACACCATTTTCTATGTGCCTTTTGTAAGCAATTATTTTCCGGAATCCCACAAGTGGTAAAGTTGTGATTTTCTTAAGGCTTGCTTTGGCATAAGACCACCAGTGCCGATCTGTGACAGTGAATTCTACAAGGATTTCAGTGCCATCAGCGTTAATAGTGTCTTGTCGTGCCTCTGTTTTGAAGGGGTACTGCCAGAAGTGCAATGTCCTGTGGTAGAGGTATTTGCAGACTTCAACAGGGTCAGGCCTTTTGAGGTTCAATCTTGCTGAAGTGGCATTGAACACCTCAGAACCTTGTTCCTTTGCGGCAAGCCCTCTAGCTTTAATGTACCCGGTTGTTTTATTAAGGCGTGAGAGGCACCACTCGTAATAGCCGAAGCGGGCTGCTTCTTTGGCCAGGGTGTGGGCTGAGTCAGTGACATTGTTTGCCTTTTGCACGACCTTTGCCCACGTTTCACCCGGATTCTTGATGCTTGAAAGGGCTTTTGCCCCTTCATCCCTTGCCCGTTTTTCTGCAAGTTGTAGTAACTTGCGGTTGATACTTGCACCCTTAGTTTTAATAAAAGGAAGGTCGAGTTTCTTGAATTCAGAGATGTAAGTGGCGTACTGGTCTTGCCAGTAAAACTTGACAGAAGGGGTGCACCTTTCTATCATCTCAGCCTTGAGCTCGCCTTGCTTCCAGTTTGCAAGGTTGCCCATCAAAAACCCATAAAATACTTTGTTGACAGGGGTGTTACTCTTTACCGCATGCCTGAGGGCCGTGTAAAACCGCCTGGCAGTGGGAAGAGGATCTATGGGGTCAGGGACATCAAGCAAGCGCTTGAACCATTTTTCGGCAAAAGGGACTTTTGACGCCAGGTCAGCTTCGCGCAGGAGCTTACAAGCCAGTCCAGCATAAAGCAAGACTCTTGCCACTCCAACCTGCTTTTTGTCCATTCCTTTGCTTATCACTTCTTCTTCTAGGAGTGGTTTGACCGCATTTGGGACCGAGTCAGGCACAGCCCCTGAATCTAACAGGGTCTGATAGGCCGTTTGTGTCATGTACCCCATGTCAAAAAGGACGGCCAAGAAAGCCCTGTCAAAAGTGCCAACAGGGTAGAACCCCTCCGGCTCAACCTCCCTCCAAACAACATCCTTGTTGCCTTTGATGTCTTTAAAAGCAACACGCTTGTTGTTGATATAAGGGACAGAATGGCCCGGTTGTGCCACGAGTGTTATGTGTTGAGTGTGGGGTACAAAGACCATGTCCTCATGAGACACATTTTCGTCACGGCCTAATGTCCGGCCAAGTTCAGGCATTTCTGTGGCAATGTAGCCATGATCAAGTTTGAGGTTGCTTTTAACCCCACTCAATTCAATGGTCTCATTTGCTCTGTGCTTTGACTTCTTTTTGCTCTTCTTGGCTTTTGCATGCAGGGCAGCATTGATTTCCGTCACTGTTTTGTCATCAGTAATACGGGTCACCAGGGGCTCGCCCAAAGCCGGGAGGCAAATATCCGCCGCCACGAAATTGTTGACTTTTGTGGCCAGAACCGCCCAGTCGGCCTGCCACACTGTAAGGAACCGTAAAGGTTCTTTCTTGTCATTGGCCACTGACTGGCCGTGGACGTGGACCCAAGGTTTGTCTAGTGGCAGTCTTGCGGCTGTTTCGGCAAGCCAGTCCACATCTGCCTTGAGGTCAATAGCATCGCCAGCCGAGCAAGATGCAAGGCGGGCAAGCAAAACGTCCGTAGAGATAACCCTGTCCATTGAAACAGGCATCCTGTTTAAGACTTGTAAAGTCTCATCCGGTGCTGTGCCTGAAGGGCCAGGTGAAAATTCAAGGAGGTGTTTGACATCATTAATCAAAGCCCGTGGATCTTTCTTCCACCCCATCGCCGTGTATAAAAGCCGGGAGAGGTCACCATACTGGAATGTGCACCACCCTTGTATGGCCTGCCTCAGTTGCATAAGCCGTTTGAACTCGGCATCACCGGGGTGGTGCCCAAAAATGACAGTTATGCCGTCTTCAGAAAGACAGTCAGCTGCCATCATAGAGAGCCTGCGAGTTGCTGCACGCCCTTTATCAATAGAGGTAAGACTCTTCTCATCCACCGTGATGCCAGAATCTTCTTCAATAAAAGCCCCCGGCATATCCGGGCGGGGCAGGTCAGACTCCTCAATGGAGAACAAAATATTGGTTAGGCTTTCTAGCCAGATGTTGAAGTCCCTAGCAGGTCCGGTAAAAGACATAGGTAGGGTTTTCCAACTCTAAGTTGGACAAGGCAATAGCCTTTCGCGCCAGGGCTCATCAGGTCCTTTAAGGCATTCTTCCGTTCACCAGAAATCAAAACCGTCATTTATATCTTCTTGCGTTGGCCGATTAGTAGGGAATGTCGTCTTCCCAAACCTCCCAAAAGTGGACCCTGCAGCAACTTCATACCTGCCGGAAGTATAAGGGACCCAATCTTTATAAAAGAAGATTTTGTCTTTGAAAGTTTCGGCCCCAACTATATTTTCGCGGAGGTAGATGATCAGATGGTCAACAAGTGGCAGGTCTTCAACTTGGCTGGCAAGCCAGGCCGAAGCCCCGACCATGAATTTGGCTGCTTCCTCTGCCTGAAGAGGCTGGCCAATTGCCTTGCCTGTATCATCCGTTCCACGCCTTACTGTCGGTATAGTGTTCCCCTGCACTGTCCAGTAATTGTGTAAGGGTGCTGAATCAAGCTCGCGCTTGAAAGTTCGTTGATGTAATGCATCTGCAACTTCATGGAACCGGGTGAGGGCCTCAACAAATTTGTCAATTTTGGGGTCAAGCTCACGTGTGTACGATTCCTTAAAGAGTGCCGCCACAACCTCAGGGAAGAACTTGGCCACAATCTTTGGGTCGGATCCCCCAAGTAGCAAAGCCACTCCAGTTGTGTGGTTATCAAAGGCCGTCATTTCTTTGATGAATGGCATGTCTTTGTACCTGAAATGGGTGAACAGCCCATTATTAGTGCGTCCCGTTCGGCCTCGCCTTTGCCTCACAGTTTCATAAGGCAAATTGACGAGGGCCACGACTTCAGAGTTCTGGCCTGGCAACTGGCAACGTGTAACATTAGAGGTTATCACCCAGTCAACATTGGGAAGGGTAAGCCCGACATCTGCTACTGCTGACGCGATGAAAACCTGGGCCTTTGAGTCAATCTCTTTGTCTCGTGAGGTCAGGATGCAGACACGCTTGCCAATGGCTTGGCTTAGTTCAAGTGCATGGGCTTGGTCAACCACAAAAATAAGGAACTTGGACAGGTTACGAGTCCGCACAAGACCCAGCACATCAGACTTATAGCGCCTCCACCATTGAGAATATGACGCTTCAGGCATTGAGACAGCTGGCCTCACGTCTTCAGTAATTGTCCAGGTCATGGCGATTTGCAGAGGGACATGGACGCCCGCTTCTGCTTTCAGGAAATCCGTAGGCGTGGCAGTCGTATAAATGGCAGGCACCAACAACTTCTTTAGGATGTGGATGACAGCCCGGACAGGAGCTTCGTCAACATGTGCCTCATCAACAATGAACAGGTTGCCTTCAGTCAACCACCGTTCATGAAGGAGTACTTCTTGAGGAGTGGTGACTATCAACCGTGTGCCAGGGTCAAACAAATGCCCTGAAGTCACGGGAAAGGCTGGCAGGGCAAAAGCTTCATTAAGGTAAGGGGTCAAAGTTGTTACTAGGAGATTCCGAGGAACGACCAGAATGACCCTCGTATACTTGTGCCCGAAATACCGGTACACATAATTGATGAATGTCGTTGACTTGCCAGTGCCAGTTGGTGCTTCAATCAGCACTGCCGGGCATTCAGGCCCAAGTAGTTCGATTGCTGCAGCCGTCTGTTTCATATTTGCTGGCACTTTGCCCCAGACATTGTTTAACACATAAGAATAGACCATTTCGACAACATTAGAAAATGCTGGAATCCTCACGTATTTAACAAAAACAGGCACAGGCAGTCCCGGCAAAATTGACAGGGCTGCAATTATCAAGATTTCGAGCAATGGCACATCAACTCTCTTAACATAAGGCTGGACGTAGCCATTAAGTACGAAATTTAATTCTGCCAACTTCTTGTCTAAATAGCTGGCCCAAAGGAAGAACCCGAAGGCCTTCTTTGCTGAAGGCAAACAGCACATATAAACCCAGTGGCGGGTCAAAAGGGCATTATCGGGCTCATCATTTTGAACTGTAACAAGGCGAGAATTGTCTGCGAGGAAATCATAACACGTCCGCTTCATAAGCTGGGTCAACCCTGCTGTCGTCAGCATTGTATTGCTACGACGCAGCAATTCCACGGGCCACGAGACGGCCACCCCAAGCAGAGAGGTTAAATAAGTTGTATAGCCAATATTATAAATAATGGGGTTTAGCACGTCAGGGATGACCGACACGATATTACAAATGGTGTCCGCCAATCCATCCATTGAATAATCAATGATTTCTCCCTTTTCATCCTCAGGTATGGGCTCATCTTCTTCTAGGATGCGAGCGTCTGGCTTGTACCAGTCGAGCATGACCTGATCATAAGAGGGCACTTTAATGCCATGTTGCATGACAGAACCGTCTTTGAGGACCTCAAACCTCTTAATATCTTCAGCAATCTTTTCATACAAGTCTGGCTGGTGGGCACACAGCCCCATATAACTGGTCAGCCGCTTGATGCGGTAGGCCCTATCAGAGGACCGACCTTTGGCAGGTGCGTAAGCCTTGCCAATAAGTTTCTTAGTATCGTGAAGCACGATAAAGCGCGGGACTTTGATGCCAAGGCGTGACAAACAGACGGCATCAGCAGTCGTGGGGTGCCTCCACCCTTTCGACAAGAAAGTCATGCGTAATAACTCACCGGATGGCTCTTCATCCTTGAGGCGCACGTTCATCCTAGCCATACATTTGATGATGTTCTTTGCACCCCAATTTGATGGCGCACTAGCTAGCCAAGATAGCAAGTGGTCGTCACCATAATTTGACAGTTTGCAATAATGCCTGAACTCATGTGCGCTGAGACCTGTCAACTTCTTCCATGCGCACAAATAATATATGACAACAGCAAGGGAGTTGTCAAGTGATGTTGAAGAATGACCAGTGCTGAGACCCCCTTGCTTTCTGTATATGTTGCCAGTTGACGTGGTCATCAGTGGCATCTGGTCCAAATTCCGGTAATTGGCGTCAATTAAGAAGCAAATTTTGGCATAATCCCGGTGCCTCTCGAAACCTTTCTTGCGCACCTTAGCAATAATATGGGTGACATCCTTTGACACCGTGGAGTCAAAAGCCTCAAAATCACCTGCAAAATGGTGGTCATAATTGTCATGGTCTGCGACAAGTTTAGAAAGGTTGAAACCATTTAACGGCATGCCAATCTTGATAGAGGATGACCAGAACTTAAAGTTGTGGTTGGGATGGTAGTTCCATATCGTGGAAGATATGTAATGCACCAAGGGGGCCGAAATGACAGTTCGCACAATGTCATTCCTCCATTTCCTCTCAGGAAGCGCTTCACTCTTTACGGACACCCCAGCAACAGGGACTAAAGTGTGGGCCTGCTCGAACGTGGTAGCCCATAATTTGACGAAGTTTGCCATCCCCCCAATGCTTTGGATGAACTTCTTTCGTGAAAGCTTCCTCCACTTGCCATTGCGCTTGACTTCCCCCCAAAAAGGGCCAAGGCCATATTTCTTCTCCCATTTCTTTATGATATAGGAGAATGGCGTAAGCCTTGACGCTTTAAAAATAACACCTACTAAAGCCCAGATCTCATTGACTGACAGGTCTGGCAAATTTGCCGGGCCAGAAACGAAATACCGCGACAATGAATCCAGTTCAGACTCTATCGTGGCATACTGCTCCGTGCGCTTATACTCAGGGGCATACCCTTTAAGGTTTTCTAATTCCTGGCTCACCTCAAGCTCCATTCGGGCCACCCCTTGCCTGATCGAAGTGCCGCCAATGAACTCTGAGGCAAACTGTCGAAAGTTCTTGGGCTCTTCATTAGCCTCGGCTGTGACAGTAGGGGCCTCTGGCCAGCCCAGCCCTGTCAATATCTCGTTGGCTTCATTTATTGTCTCCCTGTCAAACCTATCAGGCAGGCTGCGTATGAAGTTTGGCAAGGCAATGCCATCAATCATCTTAGACACATCCATTATGGAATTGTTGAAGAAAGCACGTAATTTATGCTTGGTGGGATTCAAGCCTTTGACGTCACTGGTGTGCGTCACTGTCATGAATTCCACCCTCAACCATTGGTTGAGAGTCCACAGCACTGACTTTATGAGGCACAGCTTCAGCAAATATCTAAAGCGTTTGTAAGAGCCAAACAGCATAAAATTGAGGGGCTGGAGGATGATGAAGAGAGACCAATAGACCACACTCAATAAGTGATCCACAAACGAGTCTGTACAGGTGGTGACAACCACCACAAAGACAAGTAGCAGCTTGAAGGACAGCCACCAGCTCTTGACAGCACGGCGCAACACACTGTACCACACGCGGGCCAAGAGCAAGGCCCAAAAGACAGTGACCCAGAACACATTCATGAACACCTTCGAACGCCTTGGGCAATAAAGTATATAAGTAAGGGCAGCAAACCGGTCAGGCAACCCTATGTCTGAGGACAAGAACTTGTTGATAGTCCACTCAGAACCCAGTGTTGACCCAAGGACCTTGTTCCTATCAAAGCTCTTGCTCAGATAGTTACACCACCGGACAATGATTGAGTCAACTTTTGTCTTGAAATCATCACCGCCAATAGGCTCCACAATTCGAATGAGCTTGCGCACGGCAACAGACCAGACAGAGTCAACTGCCACGGACGCGGCAGACAGGGCTGTCGCCCCCCACATCAGTGCGGTGGTCATGGACGTCACAGCCCACACCACGCCGAATTGCGTGAGTACAAAGAACCCAAAAATGAAGGGCAGGAAGAAAACAAAATAGGATATGATGGTAAGAAGCCACCAGCCAAGGAATAACAACAACACCCTTTTTGACAGAGATTTAAACTTGGGTAGGCACTGTATGAGGCCTAACACAAGATCGTCTGGGTTATTCATCATTTCATCTGTCAAAGTGCCGGGCAGTTGCTGCACAGCATCCAGATGGGCGCTCTTAGAGGGGTGTGACACCACAAAATAGAACAGAATAGGAAAATACACAGTCATGCTTAAAAACATTGTGCAGACACCGAAGTGTTTCGTGCCAGGGCTCATCAGCGCTTTTAAGGCATCCAAATCATAATAGTTCGAGATGTATCTTCTTAAACAAGGTAAGGGCAGTGACACACTTTACCACAACAAACACCAAACAAAACGAACGGCCGACGTACGGCCCGCTCGCCACATGCTTAAATGAAGCGGTGGAAGCGTA